TGTCACCAAAACCAGGGAATAATTCTTCCATGGTTTTCGTAATATTAACTTCATTAAAAAGATCTTGTTTATCATTAATAAAACCCATTTTATTTTTTATTTTTGGTCGTCTTTATCCTCAAACATGTTTTTTAATAACTCTATATCTTCGGGTAATAATTTTTCATCAGATTTAGTACTATTAGTACCTTCTCCTTTGAATACTAATTGACTAATTAATTTAACCAAAGATAACTTTTTATCTATCGTAACATCTACTAACTTTAATAAGTCAGTGTTTGCTTTGTTAATATTAACTAAATCGTGAACATCGTCTATCTCAACCTTTTTCTTATTTTCGTTGATTTGTCTGATAGCCGTTGTTCTTTGTTCAACAAGTTCATTATACGCTTCTTGTGCTATAGATAAAAAACTATCTGTATTTAGTTTAACCTCTTTTTTCTTTGGTCTAGCCATTATATCTTTTATTTAATAAATATTATGGTGTTGTGTTTTATATATCGTCTTTAAGGACTTGGTATATCACTTTATACCTTTTCATAGCGTTTCTAATATCTTTTGTGGTTAGTGATGTCATGTTTCTCATATATAAAAGAATTAGGTTTTTATTATATTTTTTATTTTTACCAGATTCATCACTAAATATATTATCCCACTCATCTAATATTCTAACTAAAGAAGAACCTACCTTAAATTCATTTTCAGTCAGTATCTTATCTTCCATTTCTTCTTTTATAGTATCGGATATTTTTTTTATAAAAACAGTTAAATCTAAATCATCTTCATCTATTGTGTAACTTTTATCCTCATCGTTTTCTATGGATGTGGAATAATCTTCATAAGGTAAGATAGATTTCATCTTTTTATCTTCCTTTATTAGTTTACCTAAAAGATAGTGTTTACATACAGTACCATAGTATGAATAAGACTTTTTGTTTTTATCTGGTTTGAATTTATGGAATTTTATCATTAAAAATGAAAGAGCGTCTGAATGAGCGTCTTCATATGTTAACGATTTTGGGTATAATTTATATTTTCTGATAATACTTTCCACCATTTTATTTAGTGGTGCCCTTAAGTATTCTCTATATATTTTTTCTCGTTTTACAACATCTTCTGTTGAACCAGTCCATCTGTATCCATCTTGTGTATTTTCATCTTCTACTAAACCACCTAGGGATAAAAATTCTCTAACAGCCTGTTCTTGTTCTTGACCAAAATAAGGCTTTGTTTTGGGTTTTCTACCCCTAGTTTTTTTCTCGGACATCTCTTTACTCCACGTTTTCTCCTGCGTATTTTATCCCTCTATCGTTTTTAAAATAACATTCTTTCTTTGAGGTATTGTACCAAAACTTGGATTCTAGTGGGTCCATGAAGTATTCTTTATCGTTTTTATATTTCCAAAATAAAGAATTCTCTCTCATGTTATATTTTTTATAACCTATTTTAGGTATGGTCATCATTGTCTTATCATAATAAGACATCCTTAGTAGGAATTCATAATTAAAGAACATTTTTACACTAGACTTTAAACCACCCACTGAATTAAATGCTTCTGTTTTGATTATAGAACCACACACTTGGAAGTTGGGGAAATTTAATAATGAGTCGTAGTCTACATAACCCATTTTTTCACTAAAATCTCTAGCCCACACAGGTTCATTACTAAAATGTAAAAATTGGTTTTCATCATTTACATCTAACACTATTGGTAAGAATAAATCAACGTTTTGATAATGTTCTCTGTATTCGATGAAATTATCAAACCATATAGAAGAGTAAATATCATCCACTTCTAGGATTGAGAACCATTCGGTTTTACAATTTTCTACACCTAAATTTACTTGTGTGGAGAAATCCGTATCACCTTCATTTTCCAATACTGTTGTTATAGATTTAATTTCATCTGAAAAATCATAAGAGTCTAAAGTTTTTTTAGCTTCACTATTTTTAGGCACAACTATTAATAATTTGTCTACACCAACCTTTTGGTCCTCAATACTTTTTACAGCGTTAGCAAATAAATCTTTTTCTTTTTCATCCAATGTTAATATTGGCATTATTACTGTTAAATTAGTTTCCATTTTTTAATTATTTTTTTCTTCTAAATTATTAACCTCATATTTGGCTAAAGTTTCTTTTATTTCTTTTTCTCTATTACTAAAAAGTTCACCATAAACAGATTCTACAGAACTTTTCATAATTGTTTCAGAGTAATCATCTACAGTTGTATCCATCTCCGAGAATATATCAGAAGGAACTGCGTCCTCCAACCAAGATTGTAGATACTGTGATAGTAATTCTGGGATAATAACTGTATTATCTACCCATATACCATTTTTTTCGGTAATCCACCCATTTGATAGGTTAGGTAACTTACCAATGACAGGAGTTCCACAAGCCATTGATTCGATTGGGAAGGTTCCAAAACCAGCTATATCATCAACCCATATGGAAACACATGACTCTTTTAAAGCTTCTGAAAAAACATCTTTTGTCATTCCACGCATATCTCTAAATGTAACCCACTTTAAATGTGGATACTTAATATAAAAGTTTTTAAATATCTTAACAGTATCTCTTTGGTCTCTAGTCATTATAGCTACTATTGGTTTTTTTGGTTCAGTATTTTTAACAAATCTTTTATCAATACCCACTGGTACCACATTAGTAGTTACTTTACCATTAAAAAGGTTGTCTATATACTCTTTTTGTTTTTCTGTTGTAGTCACACAATCAGTAATACCGTAATCTAACCAAGTCTTACCTGGTTGTAACGTTTCTGTTATATAATCATATGATTGACAAAACACAACTCTTTTACCTGGTAAATTAACTGTCTGTTCCATAACATTAGCGAATAATTCTGGTACCATAATAATATCCGTCATATTTATTTTAACTTCTTTATCTTCTATCGATACGTGTGACAAAGAAGAGTATTCTTCACCTAACCAAGATTTAACATACTCTAGTTGTTTAGTTGAGTATTCATTTTTTTCATGTAATATATGTGCTTGGTAACCTAGTTCTGTTAACATTTTGACATGTTCATATATGTTAGCCACAGCACCAGTTGGTGCACCATTTGTGTCAATTACGAAGAAGTAGATTGAAAAATCTTTTTCTTCCATCTTCTTTAAATTTGTTTTTAATGTTTCTACAATTTCTTGTGTGTTTAATTTATCCATTTTTCTTTATTAATTTGTTTTTTAGTAATGTATTAAAGGCTAACCTAAAAGGTATGGATAGTTGGCTTTCCAACTTTCTAAAACCCATCGATTCGTCTATAATACCATTTTCTTGTAAAAGTGATTCTATTAATGCTCTAACTGTTTCCCATTTTACAACATCAATCATTTGACCCCCACTATCTGGGTTTGGGATCATATATTCTATTTCAGTATTACCAGACAATACATTTATTTCTCTCCTCTCCAATATCTCATCTATTGTCGGTTCCATTTTTATGAAATTAGATATTTTATCTAAATCTAGATAATATTCTTCGTCAGCTATATTAAATAATTTACCCATATTTTATATTTAATTAATTTTTATCATATGTAAACAGTTTTTATCGTAAATAAAGGTTGGGGTCACCTCCACCAAGCACTAACTCAAAATTATCTAAAAGTTCTCCATTTATTTCTTTAATTGTTTTTACCCTATGACCTGATTGTACCACTTTTTTGTTATAATCTTTATCAATAACGATATTGAATTTATCTAGTGGTTTAGTGCTTATAATTTTGGGGTGGTCGGTAATCATAATGTCTACATAGTCCCAAACCTTTTTGTATTCGGTCACAAATTTTATGTTAGGGCAACTAGGTTTTGTTTTAGCTAAAAAGAAGTGAGTAGAAGGTATTGCCATACCACCCTCTCTACTGATTATAATAAATTCATGTTGTGGATTATCTATAATTAATCTGTTTAAAGATTCTACAGCAGAACTAACAGACTCTTCCGCATAACCAAAAACTTCTACGGTACATTTTTCATATAAAAATTCTTGTATAGTTACTCTTGTTTTTTTTGTTTCTAATTTAATATCTTCTTTTTCTTTAACCACTTCTTCCTCGAAGTCTAAATCAAACTCAATTTCGTTTTGTTTAACCTCTTCTTCTGGGAAAGTTAACCATTTCTCTAAATCGTAATCTAAAACTTCTACAGTATCCTCACCTTCCGAAGGTGGGAAGTATTTAGTGTGGGTTTCTTCTATTTTACCTAATAAGTCTCTTAATACCCCATCTATTGATACACCTATTTTCATAATTAACCTTTTAACAATCCTTTATTATTATTATTATTATTATTTGTGGATTCATCTAAATCATCAAACACACTCTCAATGG